TCACGCTAACAGGGAACTCGCTCCCGCAGTGGGGGCATTTGACAGAATGGTCGTTTGAGGGAAGCTGCACTTCTTCGGGGGACGCTAATAATTGCCATATAGGTACTTCTAATGCAGTTGCTATTTTGGAAAGGGTCTCAATGGTAGGATTTCCGTTCACATTCCTTGTTAATGTATCACGAGTAACTCCCAACTTTTCAGAAAGTTGCTGCATTGTAAGTCCCTTTGATTTTGTAATTTCTTTTACTCTTAGCTCCATAATATTAAGTTTTATGTATGCAAATGTAGTCTTTTAATAATAGTACGACATTATAATATCGTTAATTAAAGCTAAACAGGCAATTAAATGCTGTATTTATTTGGTAAATACGGCATTATAATGTAGTTTTACATCATCGAAAATAACTCACTAAATAACAAGAATATGAAACGCTACAATTTATCAGAAATATTCAAGAACGCTCACAGAAACTACAAGTATTCAGGTAAGAAGCAGGGTAAGACCTTCGGTGAATGTTTAAAGTCAGCATGGAGACTTGCAAAACTCCAAGCCAACTTTACAGTAGAAGCGGTAAAGGAAAGAACTGATAAATTCTTGGCAGAAAGACACGAAGCGATGAGTAAGGCTGCTAAAGCTACAATGCACGAAGGCTACAATAACAAGAACATTCCAGTATCAGCTTATTACAATGTAAACAGTACTGGTAGATTCGGTTCACGCTACGTAGGTGATTGACATCAAAGTTAGCACAAGTTAATCAAACAAGCATCTAAGAATCAACAAGTTAAACAAAGTTTAAGTAAAGTATTTTCAGAGACAATTCATTTGTTAACTCACTGATAATAAGTAGTTTTACACATCAAATTAATATTACTAACTCAAAAACATAAAACAATGAAATACGAAGTTTCCAAGAAAGGTTCAAGCGTAACATTCAAGTTCGAAACATACGAACAGGCGGCTGACTTCTGCTATATGTATGTCATGTCAATGCACGTGAAAGGTGATAGATTCCCTGAACTTTCAATTAGAGAGATAACCGAGTAATCAGAACATTAAAATTTAGAGCAATGGACAATATTTTGAACTCAACAGTTGAAATGAGCCAAGCCGAACTTATCCTTCAGCTAGCTCAAACGAATGTGGAACAAGAGAAAAGGCTTAAAACTACAGAGCTAAGATTAAGCGCACTCGAAGAGGAAATAAAAAAGTTGTCTTCAAAGTGTATCGGTAACTATGGATGTTCCACAATGTCATCATATATCCAAAGGTACAAATTGCCGATCTATGTGAGTGACATTTCAAAGCTTAGCAATGATGCTGCACGCCTATGTAGGAAAAGAGGGTATCCAGTCAACAAAGTGAATATCGAGCGTTTCGGTACAATCAATGTTTACCCGGACTTCATCCTTCATGAACTACTGGATGACTATATAAGAACTACACAGCGCGTCAATGGGAGTATAATGAGATAATAATATAAACTATAAAGCAATGAAACAGTACACAGTCTATTTCAGCGAACCGGTATGTTATGAATACGTCGGATCTAAGTTCAATAAAGATACATTAAAGTGGGAGTATGCAAAAATGGAAGAATGGGAAGATACATTTACATTTTATACGCTTTCTCCAGCAAAGAAGCTTATCAAAGCGAACATTGACAAATACATAGGTTCATGCATTACCAAAACATGGGCTAATGGAGATTGGGAGAATCTAGGCGAAATTAAATTGAAAGGTTCAAACAAGACTTTCGTAGCAAACACCAGACAAAGAAAAGCTAGTTATTAAAACAATATATGGAAACAATTAAGGTAGAAGCCAGCCAATACCTCGCAATGTTAAAGTCATTCACTGAATGCGCTCAATACAGAGCGGAGTGTTACCGGTTAAAAGCTGAAAACGAAAAGCTAAGATCTGAACTGTCGGATAGTTTAAAAGATTCTCGGTCTCCCCGTAACAAAATCGAATACTTCGATTACGGTAGCCGGATAGGAACTAACTAAGATGAAAGTTGTGTTGGGGCTTCGGTCTGACACTTTAAGTTGATGCCAATCGACACAGTGACAATCTGAAAAATGGTTGTCACTGTTTTACCGATTTTAGTGGTTCTAAGTGAATCATGTAATTTGAAATAATAACTATTATCCTTAATTATCAATATGATATGAAGGTAAAATAGTACATAAAACAATTTTATTAACAACATAAATAATTAGTATTATGAAACAAGAATCAAGCGCAATCAATCCGTATAACGGAATGTTTGGACAGCAAGGATGGATTTGTCCGAAGTGTGGAAGGGTATATTCACCTTTTACCCAAATGTGTTTGTATTGCAAACCCAATAATACAAATACAATTTCTAATACAACCGTCAGTGAAGAAAAATTAAGAGAAAACCGTAAAACAGAGTAATATGAAACAGACATTAGAAGAAGCCGAGAAAGAATATTGCGAAAAGAATTATCCGTATTCAGATTTGAATATAAGGTTGCTGGTGGAAAATGCGTTTGAAGCTGGTGCTGAATGGCAATCAAATCAATCACCTTGGATAAGTGTGAAAGAGAAGGCTGGTTGCGATTCATCGAATGATTGTATTGTAATGGATAGTGATGGTGAGGTATTTAGAGCATGTTTCATCAGAAACAAGTGGCTGAAATATAATCGCGGGTATTATGTGATAGACAATGTGACTCACTGGATGCCTATCCCTTCATTCGATGAAATACTGGAAGCTAATAGGGATGTATTAGAACGGATTAAAGAGAAAGGAGATTAAATATGAAAGCAAGAGTAAAATCAACAGGGGTTCTAATAGATGTAATTCCGAAAATAAATACCAATGCGTTACATAGTGGAGATAACCTATATGTATGTGATAATATGGTATTCAGAGAGTGTGAACTTGACTTTTTAAATATTGGAAATTCAGCTATTGATTGGGAACAGAGGCGTTATGAAATAGCAAAGGAAACAGTTACTGCAATAATGTCAAATGAAGATTTCTATCATCAGGTTTTATGTGAGGGAGCAGAGCATGGTCAAAGACAAATTCAAACTAATATTGCACGTGCCGCAGTTATATTTGCTGATGCTCTTATTAAAGAATTAAGGAATTGAAAGGGGAATAACTATGGAAAACAGAAGAAAGTTAGCAATAGCTAATATGTGCCGTTGTTTTTTACACTATCACGGTTTTATAACGGATAGTGAAAATCAAAAAGTTCACCAAAGGATAATGAAATGGCAGGATAAAAATAAGGTTTTCATTTCAGAAGCCCAATTAGAGTCTGTCGATTTTACCTATGATGATAATGCAAAAGAAAAGGAGGACTAACTATGGGATTTACAACACCCTGTTTTATACGAAAGAATAATTCGGAGCTTAGGAATAAATTAAAAGAGCTTGGTTATTATTGCAATCCGTATTTAGGTTGGAATAATCTATGCACTTCCACATACGGACTTGCTTCTGTTTATTCAATGAGCGATGATATAAATGTTATCTCTAAAGAAATGGATATTATTGATTGCGGAACCAATGAGGAACTTTTCCTGGCTATAGTCGCATTGAGGGACGATACAGACAAGAACCAGTGGTTTACGGATGGTTACTTATGGTTTAAATGTGGTGATGAAATGTGTGATGAAACTATTGAATACTATCTTAATAAATACGGTAGAAAATTTCACAAGGCTACGGTAGAAGAACTTATTAATCATTTCAAATAAAAGGAAGAAAATTTATGCCAATAAGCGAAGTATACAATATAGACCGAATGGATTTCTTAAAGAAATTCCCAGATAACTTTTTTGACTTGTTCATAGATGATCCACCATACGGAATTGGAGCGGATAATCCTTCGATCAAGCCCAATACAGTAAAACAGAATAATGGAAACATATTGCCTGTCAAACAATCCGTTTATCCGAAATCCGATTGGGATTCACGAGTTCCCCCTCCAGAATATTTCGATGAAGTAAAAAGGGTTAGCCGAAATCAGATAATATGGGGAGTAAACTACTTTAATTACGACTTTGCCGGTGGACGCATTGTTTGGGATAAGCTAAATGGTGATACTGACCAATACGATTGTGAAATAGCTTACTGCAGTATGAATGACAGAACTGACCTTGTATATTGTATGTGGCGGGGAATGATTCAGGGAACCTATTGCGGAAAGGATTTATCTAAGGCAATTATCCAGCAAGGAAACAAAAAATTGAATGAAAAGCGGATTCACCCCTGCCAAAAGCCTGTAATTCTATACGCATGGTTACTCAATCAATATGCTAACCCCGGTTATAAGATCGGTGATGCTCACATGGGTAGTCAAAGTAGCCGGATTGCAGCTTACAAGATAGGATTCGATTACTGGGGATGTGAAAAAGACAAGTTCTATTTTAAAGAAGGCAATTCACGTTTCCGTTATGAATGTCACGGAGAGATAAAAACTAATAAAGGTATTCTAGTACAAACAAGTCTATTTGACTTATAATATTAATATAACAATGAAGAAAATTGAATTTTACCCAGGAATCAATCTTGATAGAGCATATCAAGAATTGCAGGAGAATGCACCATGTTATGGTGAATTTAACGAGAAAACGTTGTATTCTACTGATTCTCTCGATGAAGTGTATATAAAAGTGACCGGTAAGTCAAAAGCGGAACACGATGAATATATCCGTAAGATACACGAAGAGTATGACCGTAAGGAAGCGGAGTTTAAGGCTAAAATTCCGCAATTAACCGAAGATTACAGAAAACGTGCAATAGGTATTATTCCGGAAGAATATTTGGAATTATGGAATGAAATTGTTCCTATCAGGTTAAATGATCTCTATCATGGCATGGAACTTGACTGCTGGTTAGAATTGGTTGCAGTATTGAATGATACCTCTAAAAAAGAACTGGAAAGATTTGAGAGGTGCCGTTCTTTGTTCTCCAATCAAGGTCACAGCGGCATGAGTGCGGGGCTTGTTTTTAGCGGACTGAAGCGTTTTCATCCATTAGGAGAAATGTTGGTATCATACATTAACGACTCTATAAAAGCATAGCACCTCT